TAATTGTATTAAATTTATTTTCTTTGGCTTCTGCCTTTACCCAAGTTTGATGAAAGAAATTACCAACACCATTTGGTGTACTTAACATGATTGCTCTACCACCAGTACTTAATGTATATTGAGCGGATAACCAAATTTCTTCAATGTTATCAATGAATGCAGCTTCGTCAATAATTAACAATGACAATGCAGATGAACGACCTGATGTACCTGCGGATGATACTGCTTTAATTTGTGAACCATTTGTTAATCTTAAACTTAATCTGTTATCTTCTTGTTCTTTTACTTTCAACCAAGAAGGAAGATTGTCATTTGCAAATCTTACACGGGTTACAATTTCTTTAGATGTTTCTTGATTAATACTAATACAAAGAACATTTTTATCTTTATGAAATACCATTAACCACAAACTATATGCTGCGGTTAATGTACTAATACCCATTTGTCTAGACTTTAATATGATATTAAAATCATGTTCAACCAAGTCTGTTAAAGCTTCTTCTTGAAATGGATATAAATCAAAGTTTACAGTTCCACGAATAGGATGTTGAATCTTAACATACTTTTTCATGAAGTAAATTGGATCTACAAGACATTTCTTATATTCCTCCTTAATTACTTCTTTAAGTGTCTTTGGAGTACTCATTGATTTAATTTATCCAAAACCATTTGTTTGGCTTTAGTTTCAATTTCAGAATTATAATTTAATTTACCCAATTCTTCATTTGCTTTTGCAATATTTTCCTCAACATTTTTCAAATCTTCTTTTAAATCAGACAATACTTTTTGTATTTGTGTAGTATCATCCGTCCAGAATTCTTGACTACCATCATCATTAAAAAATTGTAACTTTTCTTCTGGATTCTTTTCCAAATATTCAATACTATCAGTAATATTTTTCTTAAAATCTTTCATTTCTGAAAGCATACTATTATAGATTTTATATCTTTCATAGTCCGCATAAACACCTAATACTTTTAATTTACTATCAAATGAAATAGTACAATCATAACACTTGCCTGTTTTAGGATAAAATCTATCATCTAAATAATTGCCAAATTTCATATCTGCATTACAGATACTACATCTTTGATCAATTTTTATTTGTCCGAGTTTGGATACTTTTCTTTTACTTCCATTTTTCCAAACCCATTTATTTCCTTGACCATCTTCCCATTCTTCACCTTCTTTTCTTTTACTGTTGTTCAAGTTAGGATCATAACCAACTTGAATAAATGGGCGGTTTCCCTCAACATAATCTTTAACTATGTCGAGATTGCTTTTTCCTGTTGCTCTTTTCATAACTTTACTTTTAATCTATCCAATTCCTTTTTGAAATCATTTAAGATTTCAGTTCTTTTGTTTTTATAACGAAAAGTATTACCTTTCACTAATTTAATTAGTTTTTCTAAAGTGTTAATATCATTAAATGTTACATTTTTGCCAAATAAAAATTCAGCAACATCGTCCATATCAGTATAAACAGTTTTTATATTTTGTTTTTCTTGTTTACCTTTTTCATTTGTTATAACATCCGCACTTTGAAGACCTTTTTTCCAATTAAATTGATATCTCTTCATCTTATTTGGATCTTCGGTTGGTTCATAACTATGTGACATAATATTCATTAATAGAATATTTCTTAACGCAGCTTTATATTTTGATTCTGGTGCTCCGGATAAAGCCTTAATCATGAAATTTAAATCACCAATCATCAAATCAATTTGTACATAACCATCTTCATTTGGTATTTCTGTGGATTTTACTGGATTGCCATCTTCATCTACAATAGGAACATTCAAATGCAATTGGTCCAATCCTGTATTTATTTTAAAAGCAGGTGTTGGTACATTTGATGGAGTATTTGATTCTACATGTTGTTTTAATTTTTCATAAAATGACTTTTTATCATAATCATAATTTATACCAAGCAATTCATTCAATTGTTCTGTAGATACTGCAACATCAATATCACCCAATATTGGTTTTGATTTGTTTCCGATTATTTCATATTTTAAAGAATCAAGATTCCATATTTTCAAACCGTTTTTTACGGTAGAATCCAAATACTGTTTTGGCAATTCACTATTTGCAGCTACTGCATTACCACCTTCCGTAATTAAAAATTCTCTCAATATATCGTTTACGATTTTGTTTCCTATATCAGCGTGTTTTTTGATTTTATCAATTGATGCTTGAGTTTCAGGTGTGGTTGCTTTCTTTTCTTTCTTTGAATATTGTTCAATCATTTTTTCGGCATATTTGTCTTTTATAGCTTTAATAAATGATGCATAATCAAATCCTAAATCTGAAAGAATGCCATTCTTATCAAGAGTTCTTGCAAATCCTAGAACTCCTGTAGTCAAATCTTTTAATTTAACATCCTGTGGATTTACACCACTATGTGCAGATAAATTTGGGTCAATAATAGTAATTTTTTTATTAAACAATTCAGCCAAAAAGTCTGCCAAATCTCTTAAAAATGTACGAGGACTGTTTGATATTAATTTATCTACAACATCTTTTCTTAACATTGGAGATACAATCTTACCATCCTTAAATTTAGCTCTTACACCTGTATCACCAATTCTAATATTAAGAACTTCTGCCAATGCAGAGTACATTCCTCCCATTGTAAATCCTTTTATACCTCTTTCTGGAGTAAATCTAGTAGCAAACCAATCTTTATATATTTTTGTAGTATATAATAAATCTAATTGAACCCAAGTGTCTTCTTCAATTTTAATTATAATTTGTTTACCGTCAGATCTCTTTGCACTTTCAATATCAATATAATTTTGACCACTTGTTTCAATAAATTTAATTACATTATTTATATATTCTTTTTTTGTATCGGTGACATCATCTTTTGATTCAATAGGTATAACAACCATTACATCAATATCACCATATGTTATTTCTTTTTTGTCTTGTTGGTCTTGTTTATAATACCCAGCAGAACCTAATATTTGATAATCCTTTATTGGAGCCAACGGTACATTACTTAAAAACATATTCAAATCAGCTAAAAAATCCTTAAATTTTTCAGTTGCTTTTTCAATAGTATCTGGAGACAAAACTGTTTTGGAAGTTAATTCTGGTTTTAACCAACCACCTTCATCAATAGGTTGTTTATGTGCAGCTCTATTTGCTGCGCTGAATTTGGAACGAGAAACATACTTAATATCACCTTCTGGGTGAGAGAATACATAACCTTCGCCTCCTGGTTCATTGCCTATATATGATTTAATTTCAGTATCTTGATTATCGATTTGATTAATAATTTCTTCTTTGACTGACATTATTTCTACAACTACTTTCCATAAAGATTCAAATCCGTCACGATTACTACTAACATAATCAGTAATCTTTTTCTTCATCGCTCCTGTAAGATTACTTTGATCTACCCATTGTATAAAATCATCACCAATATTCACTAATCCAGTATCAACTTTACTGTTCAAATATTTATATAAAATATCTGGAAAATTAGTCATTTTCATACTAGCCAATTTAGAAGGATTAATAAAATCATCTATATTTCTAGCATGTTTATTTATATAAAGTATAATATCTTTTAATCTTTTTTCATTTACATCTGGCGGATTATTTACAGATATAGGTGGTATTACCAATAATTGTTTACCTTGAAATATATTGTAATTTGTAATTGCAGTTTCATTTCCAAAACTATCCACTTCTCTATGAACTACAACCGCAGCTTTGCTTTGATCAATTTTTCGTCCCAACTCGGAATTAATATCAACTGCATAAGTTACAATATTTGGTTTGAAAACATATCGTCCATTTTCAATTAATGGCGTATTAAAATATAACAAATCTCCCTTAAAATAACCTCTAAATGTAGATGGAACTGCGGATTCAAATATTGAAAATGCATTTTTCATATTTTGAACGAAAAATCTATATTCGTCTGTTTTAACACTTTTACCTCTATTCAAAAACATTTGTTCCAATTCTTCCGGTGAAGTTGGTCTACCATTATATCCTTTAGCAACAAATCCACTTTTATCTGTCAATACAAATTTACCTTCGTCATTTCTGCCAAATACAACCGCAGGAGAACCATCCCATTTCATTGTAACATTTTTATATCCCCCTTGTTCTAATTCAATAAAACTTTTAATGGAACGAATTGCTCCTTTTGATCCTTCCCAAAAAATTAAATCTTCGGCATGATCTATACGAGTAGCTTCGTTTATCAA